CCAGTTTTAAATTTGTCAACATTAATTTTCTTTGGCTCTGTTTGATCATCAGTCCAAAATAATAATCCATCGATTATATTGATACCAGTTATACGATATCCTGTTGAGAATTTCAATATGTCTTGTGTATCAACTAATATAGGAGATACTGTATTAGAAGTTTGATCATATTCAGCAATTACACTAGTAGTATCACTTGCAATAAACCAATATATTTTTTCATTAGCATCATCCCTATATGTACCTATACATTCAGCGTTAGGTAAATCGTCTATATAGTTTGTTGTCCAGTCAAGGTTTTTACCACTTGCTATTTTAAAGCGAAGCTCTGTATTACCTTTTATGTTTTGTAAAGCTCCTACATCGCTAGCGTCGGAATTAGCTAAATCTAAGTTTAAAGCATCTCTATATTCTCCATTCGGAACTAAACGTTCGTCTAGGTCTTTGTTCATTTTCCCTGATTGGAAAACTCTAACAAACTCTGCCATATACTAGTGTTTTATAATCTTAGATTTGTTACGCATAACTTGCGTAATTTCTTCGATCTTAATGTTAGATAATCTTAATTTTGCATTTCTCTTTGCAGCTGCTCGTTCTCTTTTAAATCTAGATACTAAATATTCAGGAGTGTTGGCTCTTGTAGATAATATTGCATACGCTATATACTTATATAAAGCTTCTTCAGCAAATTTATGTACAGTCATATCCTCATCTGATCCTCCTATGCCGTCTGAAATATATTTTAAAGTAACTATTCTATTAACAAATGAAGAATCAAAAAATATAATACCTTGTAATTGATCTATGTAAAATACTCCATTAACCTGAGCTTGTTGCGGTGATAACCCATATTTTCTACCGTAACCATTTAAGAATGTCACATCCGTAGGAATAACATCTCTAGCAGTTTCGCCTGGCTGTATTGGGTTTTGAAATTTTTTTTGAGTTTCTGATGATTGAGCAGATACAATTTCTTGATCTTGCTCGTCAAATAAATACTCATAGTTGTTGTCTTGAAGTATTGGAAATGGATTGCTTGTATTAATAGCAGGATACACTACTCGCTCTATACCGTTAGAATCCGTCCATGTAATTTTTACGTAATTAACATAATCTTTTGGTAATATAAAATTTAAGTTAGGACCAATTTCAATTTCTTGACTTTTAACTGAAGGAAGTATATCAAAGCTAAACTCCTGCACGCCTCGTTGAGCATGAAAAGCAACATCTGTTCTTTTAGCTTTAGGTATAATTTTTTCTTCACCTACATAAGATATAATAAAGTTATTTATAATATCTTTTATACTGGTGAATTGATAATTGCCGTAGTCTTCATCCCAGCTATTCCAAATACCATCGGGACCTAAATAATATTGTTCATCTGTTTGTAAAGGTAAGGCCATATATTATGCTTTTTCTTGTTGAATAGTTTCTTGTTCTTCTTGATTCATAACTTGATACAAGTTTAAATCTTTTATTAATATACCCGCTAATTCTAATATTTTTATAACTAAGTCAGCTTCATCTGCAGGGTGCAATTCAAAATTTACAGAGTTATTTGCATCGTATAATGGTTCATTAAATACAATTTGATACGCCCATTTTACTGTTGCAGGCTTTTTTATGTATTGGTAATCCACTAAAGCAGCGTTATCTATTTCAGAATTAGCATATACTTTTATACCGTTTGCATTTGAAGTAAATACAGGTCTAGTATTCGTAGGTTTTGTTAAAGGTGAAGAATTAATATACAAAAACTCATTTGCATTAATACGTTCAGCTTCAATATGTTCCGTAGAAGATGTACCAAATGAATTTGTTGTTGTGTTTTTATAAACAACAGTTCCTAACCTGTATAAGTCTGCAGGAGCAACGAAGTACCCTGAATTCCTTATTGGTGCAGCTGTTGTTTCAAATATGTTGATTTTTTCATTAAGCAATGTAAGCATGTCTGAGTATTCCGTATCATTACCTGGAACTCTCCCAAATTGGTTTATGTCATAAAAGTATTGTTCAAATAAATCCTGTTGCGCTTGGTTAGCGAATAAGTTAAATTCTTGAGCAGTTACATAACCTCTTTGTTCTTTATTAAGCACACCTAGTACTCTTTGGTAAACAGTATTTACGCTTATTGCCATTGTTGTATTTTTTTATTGTTATAATAGTTAGGCTACGATTACAGCAGCCTAACCACTATAAGGTAACTTATTTAAGTTTCTTTAATATTGCTTTGTAAACCTCCATACCATCATCAGTCTTAAAATAAGCTGCTAATGCAGAGTAAGGGTGTTCATCAAAAGGTATTGTCATTAACTTTCTACCACCTTGCCCATATGTAAATGTGCGTTGATCAGAAGATAAACTTAAAATACCTGCTTCTACAGCTTTAGCTCCTACGTTTCTTAATTGAATATGATCGTCAGCTACTAGCTCTAAAAATAATATTGGATTTCTTTTAGCAAAAATCATTAAATCTCTTTTTAATTCGTTAGATGAAAGCTGTGTAACTTTTTCTCCGAACTCAGATCTTAATATAGCTTCTGCGTGATCCACATCTAGGTTTTTAGCTTCTGTAAGAGCTTCTAATTCTAATTCAATCCAATCAATTTGATTTACAGAATCTTGCTCTTTATCGAGCTCTTTATAGATCTTGTCTTTTAATGGATGATATAATGATAATAATTGTTGCAATGCAACTTGTTCTTTAGGAACAGTAAGTGTTCCGTTTTTCATTACAATTCTACCTAATGTTGCTTCACCTTTTTGTTCGTCAGTAAATGGCGACTTTTGGTTCGTAGCATACCTAAGCTCTCTTTGGTATCCAGAATCTTTATCAAAATATAATAAAGGTTTGTTCCTTGAATGTTTAGAAGGGATTGTAAAAATTAATGGAGATTTTCCAGTTATTAAATAGTATACTCTGTCTTTAAATTCCCATTGAGGTTTTGCAACTTTTTTTGGTGTTGCTATTACTTTTGACTGAGGAGCAACCTCAACTTGCTTTGCTTGTGCTTTTGTAGCCATGATATAATATGATTAAATAATTTTATAAGAGTAATAATTACCCCCGTCAATACAACGAGGGTAAAGATTACATTAATTTACTATGCTGCGATTTTCTTGAATAACACGAAGTTATTTGCCGCTTGTACACATAAACATCTTTCTGATAAGAAGTGAACGTTCATTGCATCCTCGTCGCTTGTAAAGTTCCCACCAACAGATCCAGTGATCCAAGATTTCATCTTTCTATCATCCGCTTCAGAAGCTCTGTAACGTACGTGTAAGAATGGTCTTGAAATGTTCTGTCCTAATTGCTGATCGTAAACTGTAGAAGTTCCTGCTGGTACTAATACACCTTCAATATCTCCAACTAATCCACGAGTAGTAGCGTCGTTTAAGTATTTCCAGTCAGTCTTATAGAAATCGTAAGAACCTCTTCTGAATCCAGAGAACCCTAAGTTCAATGCCATTTCAGAGCTGTTATCAAATACTCCATAAGAAGATCCTGTTGAGTAAGCTGAATTAACAGATGCTAACATATTATCAATTCCTAAAGAAGCTGATCTATTTAAGAACATCATGTTCTCTTCAATTGATCCTTGCTTGTCTAGTTCTTGTAAAATTGCGTCGAAATCGTTAAGTCCGTCTGCACCTCCAAAATCAACATCTGAATAAACTAATCCTCTTTGCTCTAAAGCAGAGAATAATCCATCAGAACCAGTAAGTGTTGCATTTGTAGTTCCAAAGTCTCCAACCGGAGTGATACCAGCTGCAGATTTTTCAGCTTCTAACATACTCATTTCTAATTGATCTTCAAAACGAATTCTAGCTTCGTGCTCAGATTTTAAGTACCATAAGTATCCAGAAGTTCCAGCTTCAGTAGTAACTTCAACCCATCCAATTTGAGCAGTATCAGAACCGTTCACATTGTATTTATCTCTTAAGATAATTGGCTTGTTGCTGAATTGCTCGAAAGCTGCATCAACAGAAGTTCCTGCATTAGATGTTCCTTTTGCATATTCAGAACCGTATACGAATATTTTAGCTGCTGCGTGAACTGTAATTGCTGCTGCTGCGTATCCTGTTACTGTTAATGTAGCAACTCCTGCGTTAACCGCAACAGATTGTACATAAGCTTTTTCAACTACTAATCCATTTGCTGAAGCAATTACGATAGTAGCACCTGGGCCAATAACGTTTTGATTACCTCCTGCTGCGTTAGCTGGAATAATAACTGTTGAAGCTGTAGTTTCTACTGGGTCATAAGCTGCGTGTAATCTACCTTGTTCAGACCATACTACTTGGTCAGAAGCCATAGGCATTTCTGCACCTACCATACGTAAGAATCCAGAGATAGTACGGTTTCCGTATCTTTCTACTTCCTTCTCATATACTTCCGGTAAGAATTGTTGTGTAAAATCCATGTCTGATAAAGACAGGTAGTTGTCGTTAAACAACGTTTGTGTAGGTCGTGGTGTTAAATGCGCCAATGCGCCAGCACTTCCTGTAAATGATCCTAATGCCATAATTTTTAATTTTTAAATTTTATTTTCTTGTTTTTACTCCAAACTTAGAAGTTCCACCAGATTTAATTGACTTAAATGACATTCCCGAAGTCGGCTTGACGTTTTCATGAACACCCCTTGGGTCCATATCAATATTCTTCGATTTTTGTACACTTGCTTTCATGGCATCAGTTTTACCTTGCTCATAAAAGTGGTTTGCAATTGCGTCTGCATTCATAGCTGTAAATAAAGACTTGTGATATCCCGCGGCGTCGCTCATTTCATTTTTATCGTTCAAGAACTTCTTGACAAAATTATTGATATCGCCTTGAGTGTCTTTAACCTGATCTGCATTTTTAACTCTGTAACGAAATTTCTTTTCACCAATATTGAAATCAAAACCTTTGAAATCATTGGAAAAAAGCTTTTCTGTTTTACTGTTAAATACAGATACTTGGTTTTCAGCTACTTTACTCGCTTCTTCGTTTTCTTTTTTATAACGATTGAAAAAGTCAACCGCTTTTTTTGTTTCTGGATTTAAATTAGACCCAGCTTTTATTTCTTCGTAATACCTAGATTTTAATCCATCTAAGTGATTTTTAGCTTTTGCTAACTCTTCTTTTCTAGCTAATTTTTTTCTTCGGATATCTCTATCCTCATCAACATCTTCGTCGTAAGAAAAATTGTCTTCCATTATAAAGTCAATTTCTTCTCTATTTAAATGAGGCTTTGTATTTTCGTAAAACTCCCTTAGCAATTGCGTTTCATTCAATGCAGAATAGTCTGTGTTAAGTTTTACATAATCTTCCAAGCTTCCGCCTGTTTCATTCATAAACTCAACCACCTTTTGAATGTTATCCGGCAATTCAATACCAGCATCTGCTTCAACTATAGCTTGCTCAACTTGTTCAGTAAGTTCTTCAACTTGCTCAGCTACTTCTTCGTTTACTATTTCTTCAAGAACGGGTTCTTCATTTTGAACGGGCTCTTGTTGTTGTGGTATTTCTTCAACCACTTCTTCGCTAATTGCGGCTGGTTGATCATCATCCACTGCATTTGTTTCTTGCTCTGGAATGGCATCAGCTTCTGGTTTGTTTAATAATCCTAAGTCAACCTTAATAACTCCGTCGTCAACCGACACAGGTTTAGGTTCTTCCACCTTGACTTCCTCAACGGCAGGCACTTCTTGTTCTAATTCTTCTGACATGATAAAATATTATATAATTGTTACTATTATTATTACCTAGGGTCTGACGAACCTAAGTTAAATCCACCACCCATTGTATCAAACCCACTTGATTCGAAGTCTTGTGCTGGCAAATTATTTTGTCTTTGTTGTATTAATTCACTTTGTTGTGTAGCTTGTAATTTAGTTCTGTCGTCTTTTCTATCTTCTTTGTCTACTAGTTCAGACTTACGACCTTGAACCTCTAAACCTTTAAGCTGTAAATTCATTTCAAATTCTAATTGCATTAGCTCTTTCTTTAAAGTGGCTTCTTGCATTAATTTTTGTGTATCAATTTGAGCTTGAGCATTTGCTAGCTCTATTTTTTGCTGTATTAAAGCTTGACTCTTTTGAATCTCTGCTTGAGCTGCTACTTGTTGTGCTTGTGCATTAGCTTGCGCTTGAGCTTGTATATTTTGTTGTTGTATTTGTTGGTCTTTCTTTTGTTTATCTATTCTTCTTATTTTTAATAATTGATTAGCCAGCTTAAGATTTTTAATTTCCCTAAGATCAATAGCATCTGATAAATCAATTAATCCACTTTGCACAGCTGCTTGTATATTGTTTTCTAACACAGCTCTTTCTTCTTCGTCTGGTTGTAACTCAATGAATATACCAAAATCATAAAGATACAAGTCTTTCATTTCTTCTAATACAGCCACATTTTGATTACCTATTTTATGAATAAAAGCATCTCTTGTTGGAGAGTATTCTAATATATCTGAAATTCTTAATGATAAACCTTCACATAAATCCGATGTTAAGAATAAACTTCCATCTAATATATGCCTTGTTGCTACATTTGAATTTGCTGCTGCCATTTTTTGCACGCCAACTAATGCTCTAGAGTCTGGTGTGCTTCCATCTCTAGCTTCATTTAATCCGGTTACGTCACGGATCATCTGCATGTAGTAATTGTAATTACCAATTAGTGATTGCATTTTTCCACCACCAGCGCCTGTAGTTATTTCTTGAATAGGAACCTTGCCAGGATTCATATCACCATCTTGAGTGAATGATCTACCAATTACAGAACCTGTTTGAAAAAACATATTAAGTGCTTCTTGCGGATTGTAATTTGTACCGTTACCTAAATCAACTTCAGCCAAACCATCAGCATCAAGATAAACTCCATCTGGAACCATTCTTGACATTACTTGCTGTAATTTTAAATGAGTTAATTGAATCATATCTGCAAATCCTGTTATACGACTTACTATAGATTCTATTCTACCTCGATACATTCTAGGAGCAACCATGCTATAATTCATTTTGACTTTAGAGTAATCACTCTTTGGTCTAATCATATTTTTAGCAAGCTCCCATTTAAGCATTCTTCCACCAACAACCTTTACTCCCTCGTATAATACTTCAAGAGATTTAGATAACTTTTCAATACCATACTCCTCATATAATTCAGGCGGCGGATTGAATTGATCATCTTTAGGTATTATTTTTGCTGCCCCAGTTGAAGTTTCTTTTACTTTATAAACTTCATTAGTAAATGTTTTGTAATTAAAATACAATACTTGTACTGTATTAGAATCATCTTGATTTACGTTACTGATAGACCTATTGTAAAAACCGTTGTTACTAACTGACTGTCCAGCAATATCTTTTAATTCATCATTAGTAAGCCAAGGAAATTCTTTTTTAAGTTCATTTAAATGCACTGATCTTACTTCCCCTACATAATATATATCATCAAAGTAAGGTGAATCTGTATATGACCAAACTAAGTTAACAGGATCTACATATTCTACTTTAGCACCTTCTGACTTTGTAAAAACATTTTTTACAGCACCAATACCTATAGTAGTTAAATCATAATTACAACGTCTTTTTATTAAGTCATAATTATTACCATCTAATAAGACTTTGATTGCTTGCTCTTCTGCGATCTCAACTTGTTGTTTATAAGTAAGTTGCATATGAAGATCTAACTCTTCTTTATTTTTAGGTAATGTTTCAGGATCATTTTCAAATAAGTTAACACCAAACTCAGCAGAAGCAAATTCATTAAGCTCTTTAGTTTGCATGTCTCTTATTAAAGACTCCATGTATCTTGTACGTTTATCCACTCCATAAGGATCCTGTGAATAAGCTCTTATATCAAATAGTCTATCAGAAATACCATTAACTACTATATCTACAAATTTAGGTATAATAGGCACAGGCTTCCAATCCAAATTTAAATAAGATAAATCACCGTTTATAGATAACTCGTCTTTATATTTTTGTATAGGCTGTTCACCTCTAGCGTACAATCTTAAATTGTGAAAAGTAACTTGGTTGCTTTGAAATCTACTGCTATTACCTCCATTAGTATTATTGAACCACTCACTTTCTATAGCTCTACCTACGGTAGTACCATAATCCATGGACATCTTCTCCGCATCGCTAGCTACTTGGCTTGGAAAATAACTTGTTATAACTGACTCAGCCATATTTTTATTTTTCTATTAATTTTGATAAACCACCTTGGTTGGTGTATTTAGCTATTTTTAAACTTATTGTTTCTTTTTGCACTTGAGGCTTAGGATAATATAAATGTCTATTACAAGCCATTATGGCTAAGCCAGAACTTATGGCTGCATCAAACTTTGTTCTTTTATTTATATCAAATCCAGCCCAATCATTTAAAGTGCTATTAAAATACATTGCACCGTACTGACCGTCCTCACGTAAACCTACGTGTTTGTCTATATATGTTTCGATAGCTGCCGCGTGTGCTTGTTTTATATCTTCACTAGAGTTAGGCATTCCACCAATTTCTCTTTCAGTTATAGATAATTTGTTCCATACTTTGTCAGGTCTATTCATTGAATACCCTCTGTATCCTCTTCTTTTAAAATAATACAACAGCCTAGGTTTATTGTTTTCACATAATAAAGGCATACCATAAAATACACAAGCCATTAATACATCTTCAAAAAACATTTCCGCAGTTTGTGGTCTAGCTATATATTCTAAAAAGAACGTATTAGCTGGAGCATCTTCTAAACTAAATTTTGTTAAACCGTGCAAAGCTCCTTTAGATCCGTGCCCATCTGTTGTTCCTGATATATCATAACTATCACAACCAAAGGCGCCCATGTGTTCGTTACCTGGAGCTTTTAACCCTTTATTAATAACTTGCTTGTTTTGTAAATGTCCTCCAGGAACCCAAGATACTAAAAATCTTCCAGATGGATTAGGTGAAAATTTAACCGTAGAATCTTTTATTCCATTTACCCACTGGAAACTACCTCTTGTTAATACATTTGTATTACCTAAGTCCTCGTTATAATCTATTTGTTCGTATATTTTGACTAAGTTAAATATACTATTTTTTGTTTCATCTCTAAAAGCGTGCTCCTCTGTTCTTGGGAACTGTCTATAGAATTCATTTAAAGCGTCTTGATCAGACTTTAAACCTTCAGCTTCATTATTCCAGTGGTCAATAACTCCGACGTCTATAACGTCTCCGTATGGCCCCATGACGTGTTCTTCCGGTGTATTAAACACAGGATGTCCATACTCATCAATAAATCCTTCGTAATTCCACTCCATTGGAATGAATAAAGAATATAAACCAGAAGCTGTTTGCCCGTTTCTATTTCTTTTTGTAACATCAGAGTTACCATATAGTTTCTTAAAATTATCTCCTCCTTTATCTAAAGCGTTCGATGTACTACCCATCATACACTTACCTATAATTCTAGAACCTAGTCTTAAACACGTTTTTGTAACTCGCCAGTTATTTAATATATTGTTTGGTCTTTCCCATTTACCACTTTCATCATGAACTAGTAATCTTAGTTTTTCTCCATCGTAAGCGTTGTCACCGGTGTTTTTCCAGTCGACGGTGGTGTCGAGCCCATCCAGCGTCTCGGTTTTAGAGGCTTTGGTAATGGATTTTCTGGTAAGTTTGGACGCGGGGACACGATAGGCAAGTTCCGTTTTCGGCCTGTCCATACCGTCTTGTATTGGTTTGAAGAAGAAGGGATAGTTAACAGAAATGGGTACAACCTTATCTGTGAACATTTTCTTAGCATCGGCTCCAGATTTGGACAATATCCCAAAGCGTGAGTCCGACGATATTGTCGCCATGTTAACCGTTTCCCCAGACGCCATGAATGAAAAGCCAGAACGTCTGTTTTTGAGATATGACATTCCATAACATCTGTTGTCCGCTTTACAAGCTTCCCAGAATATGTAGAATAATCTGTTTGACTCCCTAAAGTCTGGCTGCCCAACATCAATCTTGGACCACTGCAAGTACATAAAGTGAGTACCAGTAATGTAAGTAGCCAAGCCTTTATTATTGAACCAATGGCCGTTTTCCCTTTTATTAAATTGTTCATCTATATAGCTTTCCCATTTTAGTTTAAATGACTCTGGATAATCCCTCCAATCAAATATGCTTTCAATTGATTTTAATTCTTTAGGGTATTCTTCAGGAGTCCATTTTTTATTTGTTTTATCTACACTAGGCGGAACTTTTGGCAAAGCTATCTTTAAATTTTGTATATCGTATATTTCACCAATTTGTCCAGTCTTGCTTATAACAACGATGTCGTGTTCTTTGTTATATCCATATTCCCACTTTTTAGCTTTATTAAGCCTCGATATTGTAGTAAGCTTTACAGGAGTTACAATCTTATATAATGTTTGTTCGTACATTACTTAGATCTTTTTTCAGCGAATCCTTTAAAAGATTTTTCTTCTTTAATTTCCGCTGGTTTTTCGTCAAGAATATCTTGTTCAAGTTGTAACCTAGTAAGGATTTCAAAAGCATCAAATATAGCTAGCTTTTTTGTAGCCGCTGCATTCTTTAATCTATCTGCTGTTATATCATCTCCAGAATCAACTATAGCTTCTTTAGCTACTTTAATTAATTCTTCGACTGCTTTATGTCCAGCTAGGATTATACTCTTCTTCGTTTCCTTGATATTCATATTTAATTGTGATTGAATTGGTGGGTACTCTATAAATTCTATCTTTACCGATTACAAATTCATATTCTGCCCCGGGCCTAAACCCAATTAAGTCTCCTTCGCTTAAGTTCTTTAAACTTGGATCTTTAAAGTATAAAACTCCAACACCTTCTTTTTCTTTATCTAATGAAAA